CCACTTTCCACCACTTTTAAACATATATTAGACTATTCTTAAGAAAAAATCAATAATTTCCTTTGATTTTCTAGCTTTTTTTCAAGACTGTTACTAATTTGTTACTAATTAATAAGAACAAACACATATTAAAAACGACAAATAACGACGTGAAAATAGCCGGCAGATAAACTCTACCGGCTATGTTTTATAATGATTCAAGACCTACTTTCCATGTATTCTTTCCAACAATTCCATCCGCTGTCAATCCGTGGCTTCTCTGCCAGGTCTTGGTCGACGCTTCCGTACCGCTGCCGAATTTGCCATCTGCTGTCGCACCAATGATGATCTGCCATACCTTAACCACATTTCCTTTACTACCTTTTCTGATCGTAGTCATATTGTAATCCTCGCTTTCTGATTTTGATGTATTTGTTGCTGCCACTGCTTTATTAAATAAAGCCTGCTCTGCCGACCTACGTCTTTTAAGTCCTGCAAGCACTTTACCATTTGCTTTACAGTACTGTGGCATTGCTACAGCAATCTGTGATGCGTTTCTACCTGCACAAAGCTTTTTAAGGTTGCCAGCTCCACAATTAAATGCAAACGACACCAGAGCATCAAACTGATTCTGGTTGAGATTTGCAGTGATTGGCACATACGCTGCACTGTTGACGTAGCTCTCGAACTTTCTACAGTCCTGCTTCAAATATGCATCTGCCTGTGCCTGCGTGATTGTCATACCTTTTTTTACTCCGGCGGTATGTCCATAACCGATGGTCCACACTCCGGCAGCACACTGATAAGCAAACAAGCGGCAGCCCTCGAACTGCTTAATTAGATTAAGACCTGCCTGTCCAATTTTTCTATTTGCCATATAATTACTCCTCCTCTACTTCTGGAATTCCTGCCAAGGATGTAAGCCATGATACGATACCGGCTACAATTGCGGATGATACTACCATCTTCCAATCCACTGCTGAAATCACTGCCCCTGTACCGATTACTGCTACCGCTGTCTGCGCCATAGTCTTAATAGCTCTGATTCCTGCTGCTTTCGCCCATTTTTGTGTGCTTACTGATGGTTTAAATACCGAATTTTTTAACATATTATTTTCCTCCCTCTAAATCTGCAATGCGATGATTGATAACTTTTACCTGTTCTTCGATAACTGGAACACGTTGCGCAAAATTATTATGCAAGCGTACCTCGCGCGTCAGTTCATCAATCTTACAGTCTGTGACTGCCTGTGCTGTCTGAAGCTTCTGTTCTGTTTTTTTCTGCCCTGAACTGACTGTGAGTACCGTTCCGATTAACGCTAATCCTCCTGCTACCAATGCCGATATAATCGATTCCAAACGACCAACCTCCCTCTTTCTTTATAAAACCATTATAAATCTGCCAAGCCTTGTATTTGTGCCATTTTGCAACGCAAAAAGCGCCGGACAATTAATCTGATAGACTAATCATTCGGCGCACGGCACTGCTTTATTTTGTTGCTATTATTATACACCACAATTCATATAAAGCAAATATTTTAAATCGCAATTCTGTGATTTTAAGAAAATGTACTGATTATCTGAATTTACATTTGCAAATTATTACCTTATAATTTTTTTGAAAGAGTCATCTACGAAATTGATTTAAAAAATACCTTCCCAGATGACTTTTCTCCTCTCATCGTGTTATACGAGCCGGAATTATCCGGCTCTTTTTATTTTACCATGTTGCATCACTCGAACCAGAGTTTAACTAACATTCCTATATTCAGATGTGGTCGAATTAGAGTATCATATGAAAGTCCTCAATATTTGAAAGCAAATGTTGTTTTTGATAAAGAAATGCCATCATATGATTATTCAGTTGCTATTGGCATTGACTCAAATGTTCTCGATTGCACAGCTATATACTATGAAAACAGAAGCGTACATGGATTTGGAATTTCCATATATAAAGCTGACGCAAATTTTACGAGCGTTGACGGCGTAAATCTGTCTTGGATTGTTGCAATGTAGTTTTTTAAGCAACAGAGATTCTGCTTATATAGTATTCCCATGTATTATCAACCTTTTGACCACCTGTAATAATAAGATTTTTTAATTAAGAACAATGAAACCTGCTCCGAGACTTCCACCACCGCTATCGTTGGTTTTAAAACCGCATTGTGTTCCTGCGTAAAAGTTCATTCGCACGCCGTCTAAGCTGGTACCGTTGTCTCGATATCCCATTGCACCGTTAGAAAAAAAGTCTATGTCACGTTTGTTATAGCCTTGCCAATATACTGTAGCAGTAAAATTTTTTGTAGGAACTATACCGGCACTATTTACTGTGAAAAAATTGGGATTTACACCGACCCATCCTGTTACCCACTGTCCATTGGAATAGCTGTCTATTGATCGCCATCCTGCTATACAACTGCCACTAGGAACACCTGCTGATTGACCAGCAGCATAGCCAGTATTATAGCCATCCTCAAATCTTTTAAAAGGGGATACTGTACCAGCACCTCCTGTTCCACTTGCAAAGTATTTATATAAAGTACTGTTTTCTGCTGATGTAGTTCTCTGTTGGACAAAGCCCCAAACGGTTCTTCCAGCAACCAATATATTCGAGTCTGTAGACAGAACACCTGAAAACCAGTCTGCATTTGCTGCGACCACGTCAAATTCGACTGTATGCACAGGGGATAACTGCCCTAGTAAATAATTTTTATTTATATAATCGCAGACAGCTTTTGCTTCAGCAGCAACATTTGGCAGTACTAATCTGAGATACGTTCTCTTTAAATTATTAACATTAGTTAAACTCTGGGTGACATCCTCTATCGCTTCTTTATTATTGACTATCGCTCCGGTCACGGTACCGTCCCCGATTTTTGATATATCCGCACTTCCAAGCTTCGCAATAACACCGAACGTTTTATCAACAACCCAATTCAAAGCATTGACAAGATTAGTTTTCACTTCTGTTTTTAAAGATTCCAACGTTCCGATCTGCTTTTGTAAATTTCCGGCTGCATCCTCAGATAACTGACCTTTTATATCATTGAACCATTTTATAAAATCTGCCTGCTCCGATGCTTTAAATCCGGCAAGATCAGCTTGCACTTGCTGGTATAATGTTGTTGTATCAAATTCGCTGATTGCCGATATAATGCCGCATCTTGCAGATTCATAACGTGTGTCCGTAATTCTCTGATTGGAAATAGCGGAAGAATTTTTATTTATAAATAAATCTGCTAATCCTAATTCCCAAATTGATTCTGTTCTTGTAAGCTCTGGTCTTAAAGGACTTGCTGCAGGTATGCCCTCTACAATATATAAATCACAGATTCTCTCCGAATCATTATCGTTCCATCTTAAGACTACAGTATCAATTCGATCATAATTAGAATCTGCTGCCTGAATTGCAAGCGTCCGCTGATTTTCTTCCAGTTTCAACCCTCCTGCACAAATTGCAAAACCAGGATTAACAACAACATTCATTCCACTACCTGCTTCGACTTGCAGATTGGTAGATGGGTTTGGTAAAATGCCATCCGTTAATAATTTGGCTATCAGTTTTCTGAGTGGTGCGGACGTAATCGCACGATCATACACCGGTGTTCCATCACTCTCAAATGTGACATGTGAATCAAAAGGAAATCCTATCATAATTTTTGTCCTCCTCTATCTTTTTAAAATTATTGGTGTACCAAATTCCATTGTCATGCTCCACTGTCCAGATTTCATAACCTCATAACAGCCAATTAATCTAGCTTGAGCCGACAAATCCATTTCCGGAATTTCTATGCTGCACAAATCTCCTAAATCAAAATCTGTTCTGTATTCGTAACTACTCTCCATTGCGTCAAATTCAACATTAATAATTTTAGGATATCCGGTTAATGCATTTAGTGCCTCATTATCCATAGCAACAGCCAAGTCGCTGCTTGTATACTCATTTCTATTTAACGTGGAACTATTTGACAAAAACCAATACTCATCATCACCAGACGCAGCATTGAAAGTAGCTCTCGAAACATAAGTAGTAACATCATTATCTGTTTGTTCATTTGTATTTAGGCAGGCATTTTTGTATTCTGTATCATCAATCAAAATATTTGGGTTCTTTATATTTCCGTATTTTGTTGAAAAAATAATCGGATTATTTCCATCTGCATTATTTTCCGTCCGGTCAAAGCCACTCCATACTTCAAATTTTTTATTACTTTCCACGAAATCGTAAAGTACTCTATAAGACATACCTGATGGTTTTAAGATGTCATAGATCTTCCATCCGAGTAATTCTCCGTTGCGATAATGCACAGAATCTTTTCCTCTTCCAAGCGATATACCTGAAATAATATTTAGATTAGAACTTGCACTTGCGGTAGTTAACTTTTTAAAGGCATTGAAAAAGGCATATGCCACATCCTCTGCTTTTCCACTCTGAAATGGCCAAGAAGGAGCATTTATCACATTTGATGCACCGTTCTGAAATACAACATGTCTGTCTAATGTTTTTTCCATGAAATACCCGCTCAACTGAATATATTTATACTGCTGTTGCCGGACGTAATTTATTTGTGTTATCTTTCCAAGTTCTGGTCTGTCTTTTGTGTAAATATACCTCATTGACGAATTATACTGCTCTATCGGAATCTGTATGGAGAACGTTCCAGCTTCGTGGAATTTCCTGCTCCATTGTAAATTTGTTGACCGTATTAATGACACTATCTGATAATTTTTATCTAGTGCGATCGTATTAAAGCCTTTCATGATCCCTCCTAAATTGCCCCATAAAGTTTATTATAATAAATTGAAACATTCATAAGATTGCTTCCGGTGTCTGCGTCAAAAGAAATTTCAGAACTTCCAACAGGAAGCTCCATATCATCAAATGCTGATGTTCTATCACAGTGTCCTATAAAATTAACACCGTTCTTTTTTACCGTTGGTGGATTCTGTGTGAAATCAATAATAATAACATCATTTGCTTTCATATTATCCAGAACTCTGACATAGTTATCATTAATAATGATTTTAGGATTCACAACATCCCCATTTGCTGATATCACTGCTTTGCAGTATGTCTCTACATCTCCATCATTGTCGAGCAGCACTTTTTTAGCAAAATTGAATTTACCACCAGTGATTCCCTTTGGCGTGCCACTTGTTATACTGCACAAATATGGAAATCCACACATTCCGACCACAGAAGCAATATTTTTGCCAAAATTATCATAACTTTTAAAAAACGGATTTGGACTTAACAATGTAATGCTCATTTCCATCGCCCGGTTTACATTTTGAGATGGAATGCTAAATTTATAAATTTTACCTTCCACCCATCTGGTGATGCCCATGTATGTTATATACATTTTATAATCGAATTTAGGATTAAAAAATGATATTGCACTCTTCCTCAAAACATCATTCAGATATGGATTTCGTGAAATAGCAGTCACAGTCCTATCTTTCGGTGCGATTCTGTCAGAGACAATGATTCCGCCATCTCCCACGGCATTATCTACCGTGGTGATGTCGTTTTCATATGAACCAAATCCATCCAAACCTTTTGATGGAATTTTCCAATCTGTTCCATCTATTAAAAATTCTCTCTCATCACTTCTCACAAAGCGAATACACACTTTAGTATCCATACGCGCCCCTCATTAATCCCTGTTTACTTTCAACTCTTACTGCTCTTGCAAGCTCGTCAGGTGTTGAAATCTGCTGATTAACATTAATTGTCTGATTGAAGTTTCCTAATCCGGTGCCAACACCATTACCACCCGACATTCCAGCACTTACCGTTGAAATGCTTGCATTAATGTTCTTTGTAATACCGTCTGTGCTCATAAGATCCTGTATACCATCATCAAAACCAGCAACACACATCTCGCCAAGATATTTAAACTTACGCGATGGTGAATGGATTCCAAGGGCATCTTTTGCAGCATTAAACAGATTTGTCGCAAGATTTTTTACATTTCCGGTCAACCAATCCCAGCCCGCTTGTATTCCGCTCCAAATTCCATCAATAATATTCTTACCGATGCTGCCCCAATCCATCTCTTTAAATGAATTTACAAGGCTAGTAAACAATTTCGGTACGGCTGCCAACAATTTTGCCGTGTTTGAAATCATAAATTCTGCTAATTTTACAAGGATATGAACAGCAGCCTTTAATAACTGTGGTGCGTTTGAAATTAATGCCGATACCAACCGTGCAATGATAATTGGTGCAGCCTCTAACAATTTTGGAAGTGCATTTAAAATTCCATCCACCAACGAAACCAGCAAATTAATACCAGCCGTGATTATATTCGTCAGTGTACCAGGTTCTGTTATCGCCATTGCTAATGATATCACCGCATCAACCCCAGAAGATAATAAATCTGGCAGTTTTTCTGCTATACCATTCACAAGATTAAGTAATATCTCACTACCACTACTGAATACAGAATCCGCATTATCGTTGATTCCAGATATTAATGTTGTGATTATGTTATAAGCAGCCTCTCCGAGCGTTGGAAGCAGTGATAAAATTCCCTCTGAAAGCGTATTAAGAATTTCTGCCCCACCACTCAAAAGTTCCGGTAAATTTTCGTTCAAGCCAGTTATAATAGATGAAACCATGTTTACACCAGACTGTATTAAATCTGGCAGAACATCATTCGCCAATTCTGGGATTCGATCAATAATAATCGGAACTAATTCCTCAACCAGATTTCCGACACCATCCAGAGCGATTTCTACTCGTGGCAATATATTTTCTGCTACAGTTCCAACAGAATTAACAAAATCTTCTACAAGTTGGTCGAAATTCTGATTATCATCAGCAATACCAACAAGCAAATTCTGCCATGATGCTTTCATGGCTCCTACACTACCTTGAATCGTGGTGCTTGCTTCCTTTGCAGTTGTTCCCGTAATGCCTAATTCGTCCTGAATCACATGGATGGCTGAATAAACATCGCTTAAACTGTCCAGATCGTACTCAACGCCTGATATAGCTGTTGCATCTGCAAGAAGCCGTTCCATCTCTGACTTCGTACCACCATATCCAAGTTTTAAGTTATCCAGCATCGTGTAGTTCTGTTTTGCAAATCCTTGATAAGCATTCTGGATGGATTCCATCGAAGTTCCCATCTTATTTGCATTATCAGCCATATCAATAACGGCTTGATCTGCAATTTGAGCTGCTTCTAGTTCACTAGATGTACTCTGTTTTAAAGATGCGGCAAACCCGGAAACTGTATCCATGTACTCATTAGCAGACAGGCCGGCTGTTTTATATGCCTTGGAAGCGTTGTCCATGACCTCGTTTTGTGCGATCATAAGTTTTCCATATTCTTCTCGCACTTCATTTACACTTTTTCCAACGCTATCGGCATAATCCCATACGCTCTGGCCGCCAGCTCCAAATAAAGTCTCAACGCCGCCTACAAGCTGTTCATAATCTGCATAGGCACTGACCGCTGCCGTTCCGATTGCAGCAATCCCTCCGGCTGCCGCCGTAACTCCTGCAGTTATTCCAGCAGTAATTGTTTTCATGCCATTGACCGTTATGCCACCCAGTGCACTGACGCCCTTTTTAAATCCATCTGTTAATAATTTTGTATCAAAAACTAAAGATCCATCAGACCTTCACTGGTTCACCTCGCATTCCTAGTTGAAAAGATTGCTGAATTTTTCATCTTCTTCCAACTCAGTTTCTGTTTTCCTATCAATTTCCCATGCTCTACGCATTTCAGAATATATATCTCTATCTTTATCCTGATTCTTCTCATAACAGCGATATCCCATGACTTCACGAAGTCTTGTGCTGTCGTTAAGTCCTCGTATCAAAGCTAAAAACTTATGCCAGTGTAATTCGTCCACTTCAAACAAATCAATGCCGTATTGCCCTAAAACTGCACTGTATATGAGATCACTATCAAGTTCATAATCCAATGTGATTACGTTTCGATGATAAATATCTCTTGGTAATGGTGTTTCCGGTCTTGAAAAAGCAAATAATTCATTCAAATTACAATGCGCCGGCATTTCATTTTTAAATAAATACGAAACATCGATATTTTCTCCACGCTTCAGCTTTGTAACTTCGATTTCAAATCGCATCCAGACACGAAAATCTGTATATATAGAAAAATCACTACCGCCCACTCTGACGGTGTTTGGTAGTGATTTTCTTGTTAGATCAAGCATTGGCTGCACCCGGAAGATTAGCCATTGCTGTTGCGCTGTTTACCAGATTATTAATTTTATCAATCTGCGCCGAGTTCAACGTTGCTCTCATTTTCTCCATCTTATAATCGTTTAAAGGTTTATTATAAGCATCACTGATCTTCAGCACTCCGATGGATAAATCTGACAGATCGATTTCATCCAGATTGTCCGATCCCAAAATCTCTTTTGCATTCGCCTCACCAAGAATATCTTTTATAAATTCATGTAATTTTTCAAATTTCTGTCTTGCCTTGATGTTAAGATTGTCCACTTTCAAAACTTCATCCAGCTTATTCATAACTGAAACTGTCTTTTTCGGCAAATCATAACTTCTACTGTTAATAATTACTGTATAATCCATAAATCCTCCTAAGTCGCACTATCTGCGGTATATGTAGGTACTCTATCGCTTATCGTAACAGTACCTCGATCAATATGGTTAATTGAGAAGTTAAAATAAATCTTCTCTGCAACGGAATCAAAATGATCCAGCGTTAAAGTTGATTTTGTTTTCCATGCTTTGAATTTAGGTGTTTCATCTGATCCAATGTTTCCATCGAACACGATAAGTAAATCTTTTTTCACGTCCTCACCAGTCGGCAAGTTGAAAAACATATCATACAGGTAATCAAATGCCGCATCTCCCTTGTTTGCCTGTAACTCCTGCGCAAGTGATGGTTTGTAGTATTTAATATCTGTTGTTGGGATTTCATCCTCAATAAAATCGTTATCCTCGGTCTGTGCGTTCAAAACCAAGTCAAATACTGTGGATTTTCCAATTCTCGCCCACGAAGGTGTTAATGCCGATGTCTCGGCGGTGTTCAAAAATGGAATAGTTCTATATTTTTTTAATCTTGTTAATCCTGACCTTATGATACCTCTCTTTCTCGTAAATAAGTGATGGACAATGACATCTGATATAATGTATCTTTGTCACTGGCTTCCATCGGATATGGATTCCCGGTAATGGAAAATCCGGTCACCGTTCTATTTTTATCAAGTGCTGGAAATGCATATGTGTAAGCGAAATCATCTGCCCAATATGTTAGATCTTCTAACCATTCATCAGATTCTTTCCTCTCTGATCTTGATCCGGTTGACTGGCGTGCGATAAAATTATAATATTCTGTAATCTCGCAACTTCCGTCTGTCATTTCCTTTAAGTCTCTTGATGGTGATTTAAAAAGACCATACTGATCGGAGCCGTCTGCTACATGGTTCATATCAATTGATAAACCATCATAATTGCTAAGCAATTTTACAATATATTGTGAAATAGTCATATCAACCTCCACTTGCAATTTTCTTTGCACCTTCAAGAATTTGATTTTTATATTGCTGCTTCATCCTATCAAACCAATAATTTCCACGCTCTGGTGCTTCGTGGAAATTTGCTGGCATATAATACCACCGCCTGGCGTATGGTGTACGGTACTTAATCTGTCCACTTCCGATATGAGTGTTTATATGCCCTGATTCAATCAGAATGTTCTCCCTCTTTGGCACTTTGGGTTCACACAGTCGAAGGCATTCTGAATCAATAAACTGTTGAACTTTTCCGTTATCTTCAAGTCCTCGCCTTTTTATCACAGTAGAAATATCGCAGATAAATTTAAACATGTTAGGCATTACGCCACCACCACCTTAATATTTTTACAAAAATCCCGATTAGAATTATCGTTTACAGACTGTATCGTTCCTGATTTTGGATATCTCTTCATCAGATCAGAAATCCTTTGCCCTTTGACATCCTCTACAACGTCCTCAACTTCTCCATATACAAGGCAATCCTCTTCATTATAAGAATTAAGTGATAAACCATTGTAAGTTCCAACTGGAAACGTCACAGACGCATACCGTGCAATGCTGATTTTACCATTTTCATTTTTCTTTTCGGTTTTATCAGACCACTGTACGCCTTTTACAACTGTTCTTTTCCATTCTGAATCAGAAATTTTGTTGTAAATCGTAACTGTATCGGTAAATAATCCACTCATAACGCACCTGCCAATCCCGTACCTGAAAGACCACTTCTTATAATTGATAAAAGCTGCGCTTCTTTCTCGGAAACTGTAATAATCTTATATGATTCGGAATATCCATCATTGCTGACAGATGAAACTCCTGTTCCCATACCAGTAGACTCTTGCCTATAAAGTGCATTTATCAGATCACAGACGGTATTCTGTATCTGCATATGCACCTGCTTCTGAAAGTACGTTGCCGATGCTTCATCATAAACATCTTCAAATTTTCTTGCCCTCATGTGTGTATACACATCCAGCTTTGCAGATGCTTTTTGAAGAAATGCCGGGAATTTATCTACCGGAACATCCGCATAGAGGGAGCTATAATACTCCCAATTAACATATGGCATATTAAGCTCCCTCTCTTTCCTTAGGCTGTTTTGCCTAATAATTTAATTCCTTTCAGCACACCAGCCATTTTGCTGTTTTTAAGTACTGCTCCAGCGATCAACTCGACTTCCCCTGTCTTTACAGCTCCTGGTGCCTGTAAATCTGGAAGATACGTCTTGAGCATCTTGCTTCCATCTACGGAAATTCCGTGGAATGCATCAAGTCCAAGTTTTGCTGCATAAATATCAGTTGTACCATACGCATCTGAACTAGGTGTTGACGTAGAAACAACATCTTCTGTAGTAGAACCGTTGTAATACTGTCCTGCATCCATAAGAATAATTCCATTGTATGTCTCTACAGTTCTACCGAAATCATCCTTATTTCTGTCATAATATCCGGCTCTACGTGCCGCAGACTTCACCTTTGTAAGCATCTTACTGTTCATCATTAACACATCTGGTTTTGCAGCCAATAATGCAATGAATGTATCTAATTCATCAAGCAATGCGTTGTAATTGCTGTCTAATAATGCAGATGTTGAAATGTCAATATCAGTTGTCATCTCTGTTGATTTTCCAGTTAAAATCTTTTTAAGTCCGTCAAAGGTATTAGGCACATATCCTGTACCGGAAGATGCAGATGTTCCATTAATTACTAAATTGTGGAAGTAATTCGCTCCCGCCTTTGTTTTCTCTTTAATCTGGAAATCCATCTCATTAATAGCACCAGATGTCTGTGCGATCACACGGTCAATCTGGAATGAGCCACCAAGGATTACCGGGCTTGCTGTGCATTTGGTTCTCTTTGCTTCATTTGGCGAGTACTCAGCATTAATCTGACGTACTGATGCGGTAGATGGTGTCTCTAATCTCTGATATCCATATACCAGATTGCTACCGCCTGTTGGTGAAATGGTATCATCAAATGTCAGTTTATCGAGCAGGATGGACGATCTTCTAAATTCATCGATCACATTCTGTTCTACTTTGTCTGCATAACCGACTTTTGCTTCTTCTAATGTTAATGCCATGATTCATTCTCCTTTACTGTTTATACTTTTCTTTTAATGCGTCCATCAGAGAAGAAACTCCTTCATCAGGTGTCTTTTTCACTTCCCCGATAAGATCAACTTTTCCTGCCGGTTTCGGTTCCGGCTCACCGAACAGCATTTTGCTGTCCTCTGCTTCCGTCAATGTCTTGATTGCTGCTGCAATGTCCTCTTTCTGATTTTTTGATGCTTTCAAGACATTAACATCCAAAAGAGCAGTGATTGCCTTAGCATTCTTACCATTTGCGGATGCAATACTCTCTTTGAGAAGATCATTGAAATCACGATCCGCAATCTCCTGCTGATGCGTTGCATCTTTTGTCTGAATATCTTTCTCAAGATCTTCGATTTTCTGTTTCATTCCGCTTACATCGGCATCCTTAAACTCCTCAAGATCCTTTTTCAAATCTTTAATTGTAGTCTCCTGTGTCGCGGTTTTAGTCTTCTCAGCAGTCAGATCTGCCTGTGCTGTTTCCAGATCTTTCTGAACCGGATCAAGCTCCTTATGATGCATGTCCAGTACTCCATCAATCTGTTCCTTTGTCATTCCAAGTGCTTCTAATTCTTCTCTTTTCATTTTTTTATATCTCCTTTAACGATGATTTGTTTAACGTGGGAGAATCACCCACAGATAATTGCGGACAGTGGATTTGAACCACCACTACTGGCTAAGGAAACCAGTATGCTGCCATTACATCAATCCGCGGCATTAAAAAGAGCCAATCAATCAAGTCCTAATTTAAGACTTGACTAATCGGCTCTAATCATCGGCACTATCGTTATTAAACTTTCTCGTTTGCAGTGCTTGCATTTGCACGGCAAATTTTTAACCTCGGTATCTTTATTGATTGCCAAAAGGTGGCTTCCACACTTTGGGCAAGGATACCAGATAAATTTACTAGGATTCAATATATCACCCCTAGTGGTATTATATAACACTTTTTGCATATTATCAATGCAAATTATTTGTTATATTGCAATTAATGCTATTCTTCCAGAATTTCATATAAATCTTTTTTTTGATTAATACACTTGTTTAATAACTGCACATACTCACCATAATCTCCAAATTCATACTCCATATCCCCATTTGGATCATATCCGAATAATTTTTCATATTCATCTCTAAGTTCTAACAATTTGTGTGATGATATTCCATAATACATTATTTCATCATTCCTTTTATTCTCTCTAATACTTCTCTACTGGTATTTTCAAATATTTCCTCTGTCATTTTCAACACATCATCATCTTGATCATATAATATTCTACCAAACTGAGCAAATGTTTCTTTTTGTAGCACATTTTCTCGTTCCCAATAACCCGGTCTTAAATGTCCATATCCCAAAAATACTTTTCCGTCACTCGCACCATTTACAATATCTGATATTCCTCGATATTTTTCATAAAATACCTTTTTCCCTCTTTCATTTATATAAAATGCATCAGGATATTTATAATATAACAATTCTTCAACACTTTTTCCATATCCAATAGCTATATTCGTTAATCTTCTATAATCTTTTTCTATTGAACTACTCAAGAAACCATTATCTGTTAGTCCATAAATATAGTCTATCTCGTGAAATAGCTCGTGTGCAATAGTTCCAGGTGCTGTATAAGTGCCATAATAAATATTCCCATCATTTTTATTAAAATAAGATTTTTGCTTTCCTGCATTTTTTATATACTGAACTCTTTCATCTGCCTGTTTCAGAAGTATTTTAACATCATTATTTTTCACATTACTAATTCCACTTCTAAAACTTTTAATAACGTCTGTCTTATCTTTTATAAATAAACTCTTTATTCTTCTTCCAATATCTGAGTCATCATTATTCACTTCAATAAATTTTTGATATGCATGTGTAGATCTCAGAGCACTGCTTCCACTCTCTACTCTAAGTCGATTATCCCGTTCTTTCAGCCCGGCCGCCTTTGAAAAACTTTTATAATCTGCCATCTGCCCACGCAACTTATTCTGCAAATCCTGTGCATCGCCGCCAATACTTTTTATTGCTTCAATTTCTCTCTTGATCGCTCTGATCTGCCGCTCCATCTGACGCTGTTTCTGCGTGGATTCATAATAAGTATAAGTCTTTCCGCCGATTGTCCTTGGATCAGGTTCTTTTATATCCTCTGGGATTATAGATGCACCTTCCCAATATGGATAAAAATCATGCGTACAGTTTGCTCCCTTTAATCCTGTGACAGTTCCATACCCTGTTTCTTTGACAAAATCCGGATATTTCTTGCTTTTTCCAGAATAAGAAAACACTTTATTCTGCCATACTGCATGATCCGGTCTGCTACCCATGTGCTGGGTTGTGATTACAAGGTCATGGTTGGAGTTTTTCAGATTTTCCTCTGTGATTTTTCCAGATAACTGTGACATTCCAGTTCTGACAGCCATTCTGGCAGCAACGTCAAGTTGGTACGATCTCCCACTTTCATAGTCAATGCTTCTCAATCCGCTCTGAGCCAAACGATGCACACAATCCTTGACTGCCTGGTCAAAAGAAAATGCTCCGGTAGATACCTTAATCAGTGCGAGATCCATCTCTCGCTGATACATATCCATTACGCCAGTTGTGCCAAGTGCTGTATTCTTAAATCCCATCGTTTTTGTCAGATTCCTAAGTGCTCCAGATGTCTGCAAAGAAGACGCCTTTACAAATTTACTTAAGCTGTTCGGCTTTGTCAGATCTTCCCCCTGTTGTTCCCACATAGAAAGATCATTATTCCATGCCATATCACCGGCTTCTGCTATCAAAGTTTTTCCTGCTTCCTTTGCAGATTCTATGGTATTATTAATAATCTGCTGCACCTCTCGCTTATATGCTATAGTGTTTTCTGCAACCGCCATCTGAAAATCTTTATCAGCACGAAGCATTTTCATGACTTCTACACGGATTTTATCCGCAGAAAATCCATTTTCTACCATTGATTTTGCCATAAGTTCCGCTGTTTCAGTATATCGTCCGGTTTTCTGCACTCTCCGGGCAATATCAGCTATGACCTCATCCTCTAAATCTTGGTAAAGTCCAATTATGTATTTATCCGCTAAAACATCAATCTGTTGTTCTGATAATGCCCTTTAAATACCCCCTAATCATCAACATCGTCAATTGGTTCGTCCGTATATTGCATATATTTCTTAGCTTCATCCTCTGGAATATTATATTTTTCCATAATATACCAAACCTTTAAAATTGGCACTTCCGGGAACGATAATGCATCCGCTCTCATCGCTTCGAGTTTCGCCTGCTTATCTTCCACATAAGAGTCATCAAAACCAATTGTGATCTCTGCGTCTAAATTATATGCTGTATCATGATATTTATTTGAAAACCACATGACAGCTCTGCAGATATCCTGTATATATTCAGTGGCTACTTGTCGCTGCTTTCCAAGCTCCTGCATGGCATCCTGCCTTTCACCGAAATACTCAGTAGCCGTCTTAATCTGTCCATTTTCAAAGCTGTATTTTTTTGTTCCGTATCCAAAAGACATAGATAATAATGATAGTGCCAGTTCAATTGCTTTTGTAATCTGTTCTACTCGGATTTCAGGATTATATTCTTGAATAAGCCCCTTCTCTTCTGGAAGTTTTTCCCCTGTAAATACAAATAATTTTTTTTGTTCAGGAGTTAATATTGGATTTCCATCATCATCAAAAGCACAAAGTAATTCATTTATCAGTATAATTTTCTCAGACTTGTCCAAATCGCTAAACAATACGTTATAGCACAAATCTACAACCTTAAGTGCTGGAATTGCATTCCATAATTTAGGCAGTCCGTAGCCTTCCATATTATCCAGATTATTCACTTCAGCAACACGCATAACAGCAAACGGTTTCACATCACCAAGCTGCACAATCGTCTGTTTTCCAACTTCCTCATCCCCACGATCATTAAAAATATGTGTCTCCGCAGTATACAAATTATTCTCGCCAAGCAAGAATAATACGAGTGTTGTCTGCTTCTTTCCCTTGACCAGTGTACTTCCAGAAAATGCCGCCTCAACCACAATATCATTCTCCACAGTGAGTGGCGTAAATGCATCTGCTTCCACATAATTGAGCTTAATATCTCCGCCTCTCACAGAATTGTCATTCATAAATGTGGCATTATCCAAACGGATATAGCATGCGACAGTTCCATCCGCAGAGGTTTTTTCTAACTGTTTACGGTATTGCGTGTTGAAATTACTGCCAGCAAGCACCTTTGCTACAAAATCCGCCTGTTCCCCTTCTCCCACATTGATTTCAAGCACCTCACAGAGATTAGCATCATCAGAACAGCATCTTTTTGCGAAATTTAACCTTGTAAGCTCATATGGTATCCCATTGATTGTTTTTCGTTTATGGAAATCATTTATCAATCGGTTCGCGTACCAGTCATCACATGCATGAATAATCGTTAACGCCTTATCATTGACATCATATCCTTTTTTATTCAAAAATGCTTTTACACAACTCTCCATCTCTTTCTCCTATCTTCTGTCCAGATCAACATATTCAATAAAATCCAAAATTGTATAGTTCTCCGCATCCCACCAGTCATTGCAGTTTCCGATGTTTTTATCCTCTGGTATGTCCGGGTGGTCTGGATCCCATTTCAACTTACCGATCGCACTCTGTAGCTTTATGCAATTCCGGTTTATCTTCCACCTTCCGGTATTCATCAGCATGTCGTAGGTTCGTGGTCTGTCCGACACTTCATTTTTACGGCAACCTTTAATATTCCGGTATGGCAATCCTGCTTTTCTCGCAGCACTCCGCAGGCTGTTTATCATCGTTGTGCTTGCGCTGTCTGGAAATACCCAGTCAATAAATCCGTACTTTTCCTGGCAGTATTTGAAAAACTCTATAAACTTACTGCATATCGCTTCCGCATCAATGTCCGGTGACAGCTCCAAGTTTGCTTCCTCTGCCGTCCTCAGATCATGATATCCGTGGAAGTAAAGCTTCAGCACAAAGGTTGTCATGGATCCGTTTCCACCGAAGTCTATACCCATCGTAATTTTTGATGGGCGGTGTAACAGTTTGCCCTTTATATCACGTTCAAACAGTGGATCTGTATCCTCATCATACAGATATGGTTCATTGTTCTCTGCAAACTTCCGAAAAATGATTCCTTCTGCAACAGCACGCTCACCTTTAATGTCTCGCCTGTACCATACTGTGCCTTTCTGATAGGTGCTAAGAACTTTTCTGATCTGCTCATCCGTCATGCTCATATTATCCACCAGAGTAAAATGTCCGTAATTATATCCGTAATCTGGATTCTTTGCCTGCTGTTCCTCATGGAATTTTAAAATATCCAGATAATACCAATGCTCTTCTTCTTTCGGGTTAAGATCATGGAATATCTTTCTATCAGAGCTTGAAAGTGTACGGTCAAATACTTCCTTTAAAAACTTTGGATGGCACTCATTTGCTTCTGTCACGTATGCCATGCCGTAAGTATTACCTTTAATCAGCTTTTCGTCTCCGTCTTTACCACCTCCGGATATAAGCACGATCTTTTCCCCGGTCTTGGTCTGAACATAAACGCAGTCACGATCCTTATACTTTCCCTCACGGCATCTGCCCTCAAAGTAATTGAGCAATCCATATCCGTCACAGTCCAGGATATTCAGCTTTGCAGTAGCATTTGACACACCAGCTACCAGATGAATCTTGTTTTTATGTGTTTCAAGCAGTGAGCAGAATATAAGCGTCTGCAACACGTTTTTACCACCACGCTTACCGCCCTCCGCTACATTGAACCAGCTAATCATGCATCTCTGCATATATTCATACTGCCTCTGGCTTAATGGTGCCGGTTCATTCATCCAGATCACCTTCTTCCAGATCTTCTATGTTCCGGTTTGCTACCGGGTTCTGCAGAATGTCCGCAATGGTCTGCATGTTCTGCAAAATCTGCATTCCTGTATCATCCTTAACCTCTGCGCGTTTCTTGTCAAATTCTGCCTTGTATCTTTTATCTTCCAGATCGACAGGGAGCGAATAGATCTCTTTTATATTTTTCAATGCGGCAGTCACTTGCGACAATCCCAACCGGTCAACAGGTCCGTCTGCTATGTTGATATGCTCCGTCTCGTCTATAACTTCCTTTGTTGGCTTTCCAATAGCGGTATTGTCCTTATATTCCACTGTTCTGACTTTCTTTTTATCCTTTACAACATACTGTTCCAGCTCCCCTAAAGCCTGTTCTGCTTTGTCTGCTGCCTTATCTGCTATTGATAAAAGACGTGCTATTCTGTCAGCATCTGCATCAGACGCTTTTTCTAGTGCTTTTCGCTTTGTCTCCTCTTTGTACTGTCTCCTTTTATCAGACCATTTACCTTTCGCTGACTGATCCATTATTGTCTGAATCGGAATTGAATATTTCTTTGCCAATGTTTCAAGGCTACAAGGTTTCTTTCTGAGATCCGTCACATACTCATGTTCTATCTCTACCCATGATACCAAATCCGAACGTTCGCTTTGTTCGTTCGCTTTTGAATCCGAACGTTCGTTATCCCAGTTATATGTATTTTTCCACCTGCGGATTGTTCCCTCTGGCTTTCCCAGCTGGTTAGCAATTTCCACCAGCTTCATTCCGCTCTTATATAATTCATATGCTTTATCCGCTAATGGATTTTTCTTTGCTGCCAACTTCTCACTTCCTTTCTGACAAAATAAAAAGAGCCGGACATACAAGACACTTACGTCTCATATATTCGGCTCAACGGCACTAACTTATGCAATTATTATAGCATATCTGATTTGCAATGAACATAAATAACATCAACCATCTACCTCTGATAGTTGGCATTTTCTTTAATGATCCACTACATGTTTTGGGCAAAAACCACCTGCATCATAATGTTCACGATCATCTCTGTCATATACAACTGTGCAATCTGGACATTGAAAATAATAATCCAAACATTCTCCGCATACTTTTCCTCCATTGTAATGCGGATAAATACCTTCATTCTCTCTACATCTAATACATTTCGACATAATAATTTCCTCCGTAAGTTGATATAAAAATTATACCTTTACACTTGTAAATATGCAAATCATTTTATGTCTTTTTCCCCACCAAATTACACATCCTCTGTCTCATTAATCTGAGTGCAGTGCTGTGTTTCCTGTAGAAGCTCCTCCGGCTGATTGGGAGAATGCCATAATGAGCTTCCAGCATGTCATAGCTAGTACTGGTCACGATGGATTCCGTCAGAGCTTTTGCGATGTACGGATCTATTTTCTCGCAAAGATCATACACTTCTTGTTCTTCCATATACATTCCCCCTCTCATTTTGCACAAAAAAATCAACCACCTCATTGATGGTTGATTGCATATTAAAAATACTTACGTTTTTTAAACCACTTAGGAATTTTTTCATTCCGTATTTCTTCTCCATTAATAGCTTTATCAAGTGGAGAAGTTTTTCCATTCTCCTTCATATATTTATCAAACTCTTGTAATATAACTGTATGTTCAATATTAAAATATATATTAATCAAATATATTACAATAATTGAACTAACTACAATCGCCAGTAAGTTCCCCCAATTAATCTCGACAAATACATCTATCACAGATAAAATAAGCCCTAATATTATTATACTTATCCCCTTAAGGGCGAAACGACGTTGAATAAAAACTTCTAGTTCTGGATGCGATACCCTTATAACAGAACCAGCAGTTGCTAAGTCCCGAAAATTAAGTTTAAGAATGCATAATATTGCCACTATCGTTCCAATTACATTTAATAAATTTGCATATACACCTAACAATTCATCAGCCATCTATTTTCTCCATGTGTTGTTTTTATAATATTCTACATCTTTATCAACCATTATTCAATTCTCAATGTACTATAGTTACGCAATTCAAATCAGATAATTACTTTTCCTTTTTTATCAGTTAAAGTTCAGTTTAAGTAGGTTCTTGATCCGCTAATAATAACTCATTTTCTTCAATCCTTACATCTTCTACAGGGTAAATATCTCCCCAATCATTTCTGATATATACTTCTGAATCAAGAGTCAAACAACCACTATTCAGATTTTCTTGTATACAATTTAATAGCTTTGATATTTTCATAAACACTCCTCTAAACTTCTAATTTAACTCACATATCTTGTTTTAACTCAATTCAACTCAATTTAACTCAACTGCTAATTAAGCAAATCTGAGCTGTCCGGTCTGCTCTGCTTCAATCTGTATATTCGGCATCCGTTCTGCAATGCACATTTCCGGCAGATTTGCCTTGACCAGTGCAGCCGGAATCGGCGGACACACTGCATTGCCGCATCTTCTGACCTGTTCGCTTCTCGGATATGTCTTTCCGGTGTAGTCATGATCAATTATATAGTCATCCGGGAATCCCTGGCAGCCATACAGCTCTCTTGGCTCTAACATCCGCAGTCCGATATCTACGATTTGGTAATCAACACCCTCGATTGTTACAAGTCCGAAGCGGTCCTGTGCCGTGACTGTATCAAGTGGTTTCTCAATATCTTGCCCTGTTCCCTGTCCATAGTATTTAATAAGAAATGCTCTGACCTCTCCAAAATGTCCATCACCTGCTGTTATCGTTGGCAATGGCTGTCTGATATCTTTTCCGTCACAATGATTGTTCATCTGGATCAGATTCGCAGTAACAACGCTGTTATGATCCCATGCTGTAACAGTCGGAAGCGGATTTTCTACTGTTTCCCCAGCACCTTTATATCCTCCGTCATAGTACTTATGCAGAAACGATGTGACGAGTCCGTATCTGTTTGAACTGTCAACTGTCATGATTGGATTTTTTATAGTCTGCCCTCTTACTCCATCTTTTGAAGTTTCTGAATGGTACTGAATCAATGTAGGGCTAATCAAACACTGCTGGTTTCCTGTAGTGATCGTATGTATCGGATCTTTGCAATTTCCACCCGGATGATTTGTCGTATTTGTTCCCATATATGGTGCAAGAGTCGGCTCTACTATCCCATATCCGTGCTTTCCGGTGATAGTCGGCATCGGCTCTCGGATGTCATTCGGTCTACGCTCACCGCCATGATTACACTGAATGATAAAAGGCTCTGGATTGTCTAAGACGAATTTTTTTAATCCTCTGGCTATCCTGTCCATTGTTTTCTGTGCCAGTGGGCGTACTGCCCGGATGCCGTACTTTTCTTTAATTTCTTCTGAAGTATCAAAGATACTCGGACACGGCAGAGAAAAATCTAGCTGCGTATATGCTCCAACATAAGATTTTTTCAATCCTGCCTTTACCTCTTCACTGTCTGCCGGTGCGTGTGTCGGCTCTGGCCAGACAATCGGTTTGCCATCGCACCTTGCAATCATAAAAAATCTTTTTCGCATAGTTGGCGCTCCGTAATCGGCTGCAATCAGCTCTTTAAATTTTACTTCATAGCCAAGATCGTTAAGCTGCTGTACAAACTTTTCAAAGGTCTTACCCTGCTTTGCCTTGATCGGATGATGCCGCCTGTTTAATGGCCCCCATGTCTTAAATTCTTCCACATTCTCTAACATGATCACCCTCGGTCTTACAAGCCCCGCCCATCTTAAGGCTACCCATGCAAGGCCTCTGATGTTTTTATCCTTTGGCTTTCCACCTTTTGCTTTACTGAAATGCTTACAGTCTGGCGAGAACCAGGCAAGTCCGACAGAATGCCCTTTACAAGCCTTTACAGGATCAACCGCCCACACATTTTCGCAATAATGCTTTGTATTTGGATGATTTGCCTTGTGCATCTTAATAGCTTCTGGATCATGATTGATTGCTATGTCTACACTGTATCCGGTTGCCAATTCTATCCCGGTGGATGCACCGCCACCACCGGCAAAGTTATCTACTATTAATTCTCCATTTATCATTTTTTTGCAGGAACCGGGTACCCTTTATGCGCGCTGGTTCGGCTCCTTTCTTGACTTCATTTCTTTTTTTGATATACTATTTATATCGAAACACTTATTGTGTCGATTGGAAGTGGCGCATCAATCCTGATGAGATTATGCCTAGTATTTAGTGCAATACTAAGCAGCGTAACTGTAATTTACTTTTCCTTCTGTAAAGAGGTGGTACCCATGAAAAAACTTGAGACTGTAACAGCAATTTTTAATTCATTTTCTTGCAACTGTTTATCTTTCATTGGGATTTACGCTGCTACTTCCGCTAACAAGTATAACTTGCTGATGAGTTGGTGAAATTCCACCGAATAGCGGAATGCACTGGTGCATGTTAAAGCATGCACCTTTTTTATATCATCTGATCTAACGGCAAGCTCATCTGCCCTTTGCAGTTGTCCCCGATCGTCGTAGGATCCCATCCCACGCCGATATAGTCCAAGACTTTCGCCCATCCATAATCATTCCCGTCCTTATCCTTGCACATGTGGAACATCAGATAATCCCACTCTTTTTGGTTACTCTCATATAGTAAATCGAATCGATGTGGTCGTTTCTCCATGTGAATCCCAAATCCACACATACTGCATCCGGTACGTTGTGCCTTAGTTGTGTAAAGCGTCCCATCTGGCTTTTTCTCAATCGCTCCGTAGATCTCCGGTATAATGCTGTCTGGCATTTCAAAACTTTCAGATAATTTTCCATCTCTCAAAAGTTTCTCATGATATTTTTCTTTCAGTCCGGCTTTACACTCTTCTCCAAAACAATCTTTGTTCACTGGTGATGTCATTATTTTTTTAACTTCTTCCAACTGTTCCACGACCTTATCCGGGTCATAGGCGGTCGGATAGTCACGCAAAGCGTAAATTACGTCTTGCATATCCTCCGCATCACTACACATAACCGACCTTTCAAATGTCTCCGCATCAATCAGTCTTCCCATCGTTCGCCCTCCTGTTCCAATCTGTAGTTGCTTTCGCACGCTCGTCTCTCCCTGTTCTGATTCCTCCTTCCTGATCCATGTACATCTCACATTCATAGCTTTTTGGAAGTTCTGTTCCGCATTTCATACATTTGATTTTGAACATTACCCCAACATCCGAATGTAATGGCTTATTTCTAATGGTTAAGAACATTGCTTTTCCACCGCAGAACGGACATGGCTTAAGGCTTTCATTCATTCTTCATCACTCCAATCAATTTTTCTTAAACAATTTGGACATCCATAAGGTTCTTCTACTTGATGCCCACAATCTGGACAATAACCAACATGTTCTTTATGTTTCTGATATCCAAAATAACTATTCGTTACATGCATTGGTTTCTTTGCTGTCTGTTTCTCCATAGCCGCACGGCATTCTTCCGGTGTACCGATTGCCTTGTACTCTTCCCATGCTTCTTTATCCTCATTTGTCAGAATGCAAAAGCCCTCATGCTTTTCCCCTTTGAACACTGTTTCAATAAAATGCTTCATTAACAAGGGGATGTCTACATTTGCATGATAATTTTCCTTCAAATCTTTTTCGATTTTCCGGTATTTCTGGATTTCTTTCAGTGCCTTGATTGCAATATCACAAGCCTTTTCTCCAATAGTGCTTTGATACGCTCCATCTGCTTTCACTGACACCTGCTTGCCAAAATCTTTTAAAACTTCAATTGCTTCATTCTCTGTCATTTCACACCTCCAACAGCTCCGGGTTGTCAATTATGTTGCCGATCACTTCAAAATTCTCTGAATCAAAATCATCCAGTTCCTCGTAGTAATCACAGCCCGGCTCATTCGTACACCATCCGTTTTCATGCCACACGACACACTTTCTCGTCTCATCTTCTGGAAACTCAACGTCGATATGCCCTGAAAGAATATCATTCTCAAAAATCCGTCTGCCGCTTTTATCATTAAGTCCTGTGCACTGGCAAATAGTTGATGGGTCTATCTCGTAAACAGCTTTTTTACTTGCGAAAACCGGTTTAAAAATAAGCGGTCTTCCTGCAAGTTCATAATAACTACCAGACATCCATTCTCCGTCATCAATGCACTTTCCGCGGAACAAATATCTATCTTCCATCCTTTTCCTCCATTTCTTTCAGCTTGGCTTCGGCTTCCGCTCTGGTAAGAAATACCGACTTTTCAAATTCCATTACATCAATTTGACCAGATAAAGTCTTATCATTTGATTCATAATCGCAAAACAGTATAGTTTCTCCATCTTCAAAACAATCCAAATGGAAGTCTTTAACTGTAAACTCGTCTATATCTTTTCCAAATCCTGCAAAATCAAGGAAAATTTCATCTCCCACCTTGCATGGCAACCTCAAAAGTAATCCCTGCTCATCTGCATCCTCATAATATTTCAATTTTTCTCGCAAATCAGCCATAGCCCATAAATTGCGATAGAATAATGCTAAAAGTCCTATTGTACTGTCTATTTCTACCGACAGCATGGAAGCCATATATTCGTCAACTTCTTCATCTGATAAGCCATTAAAATCTTCACCGCAAATATCTTTGACAAGATTTCTTATAAGCCACCTGCTATCAACGTCCAGATTATAATCTCTGTATCTGGCATTGCGCTCATCATCTGCATAGCAGCTGTTATGTGCCAGCTCGATCATCGACATGTCAGCCACGCTTTTATTTGTCGTTAATCTCTCCATGCTATTCCTCACTTTCTTCGCTAAGGTTCGTGAACTGGAACACTAACCGGTTTAATATATGTGTAAATCCAAGTATGTCAATTTTATCATCTCCGGTAATCCTTTTATATAAAATGAAAAATGCCTGAATGATTGCAAAAAAATCATCTGTAAGTTCCTCATTAGAAAGTTCCAGCTTTTCGATGACAGCACTTTCTCTTTCATCTTCATCTTTGTAGCAATCTTGTAATGCTGTTAAAAAATGTAAAATTTTAATATCGTGTTTTTTCATATTTTTCCTCACTTTCTGCCCGAAGCCACTTTAATAAGCACTCGTAGCAATTACAATTATCATTTTTGTCGCAATCAATTTCTGCTAACCCATTTTCATTCGGACACATCATATTGACTGCCAGCTCCTCATCCGTCATGCTTCTGATCCGGTCTGCATTGGTATGTGGCTTTTTTGCAGGTGTGTCTTTCTCATCTGCTTCATAGCGTTCCGGCAATCCATGTTTCTCGGCATTTTCATAGGTAGCAAGTTTTTCAATTGCTTTTATGGTGCTATCTATGATTCCATTTGCCATACAAGTTTTTGTGATATCGCCAAAATGCATTCTTAGCAGTTCAAGGTTCTGTATCATTTCTTCTATGCGATCCATGCTATCCCTCTCTTTCTACATTCAGCCTTGGCTCTGTCTAAAATCTGCTGAAAATACCACTCTAATTGTTCCTTGTCCCTCTCTTTTTCGATCAAAACAGCAGCATCGTTCCAAGTCGAATCCGTCAAATTGATTCCTCCGGTAATATAGATATCATCGATCCTGTAAAATTTAAAATGCGACTCTTCTACCGGATAGACATTTATACGATAAGTGCCCATGATATCTTCCATTTCTTCTAATCTTTTTTTTCTATCGATTGCCGTCTCTCCATAATATGAATTGTTATATTTTTTCATTGGAGGCATTCCTACAACCATATCTGTATTGGTATCCATTAAGGTGTTCATAAAATTCAATACCATAGATTCTCGCGTTTTAAGCTCTCCTAAACAATTTTTAAATTTTTTATCAGAAAATGATAAACCATATGTAGCGATCTCTACTCTTATATCTTCTGGCGGTTTTTCTCTGAGTTTGTCATATAACACGTCATTTAAAAAACTCATCAAGTCTACTGAATTTAAAAAAATCATATTTCTACCTCACTAAATCCATTGTTTTAACAGATATCCCTTTAAATTTCCCGGTGCGACAATACTCTGCGGTATCAAAAAACATAATGCATCCATCGTCTTTTCCGGTATCGTCACTTCCTGCAAGTGCTATGCTTACACCATTTCTTATCAGTGTATTTTTTAACAACATCAGTACCGCTTCTATCTCCTGCTTGGTTTCATCCGTCATTTCAACTTCACCTTTCTCTTTCTACCTTTCTTTTCAAACTTATCGCACATCCCAACCGGGCATCCACGTCTCATTTTCGTATCTACTATGTACCCACAAATAATGTCTGTATCGCTGTGTTTCCATGAGTATTTTCATTTCCGGCAATATTTTGTGCTTGTCTTGGTCATCTCTCCCATTGCAGCACCTCAAATCTCGTGGAACTTTCCGGCAAATCTTTCATCACAGTAATTACATTCGTGATACAGAACGCTCGCCACATCAACCATGTCTAAATATTTACCGGATAAGCTGTTAATGTAATACCGAATCCATTCGAATACCTCTCTTATCTGTCTACTCGAAAACTTAAACTGTGACTTTAAGCAGTTTCCAAGCAGCGAAAAGTAATTACAGATTGATGCTGCTAAGTACTGCCCTGCTTTCTGCATGGAGTTTGGTGCTACTTTTCTGTCTACCAATGCGAATCGCTCGCGGAATGGCACTTTGTTTGCTTCATCTGTCACGGAAATATCACACTTTGATTTCATGTAATACTCAAGTTCCGCTGTAGACAATTTCACATCTGCCACCGAATCAAGATAAGCATTGATCGTGTTCTCAACTCTTATGATCCGCTTATTTCCAAATCCGAACTTATCATGTAAGATCTGGAAAGATATAAGCTTTATATTTTTGAATGATTCTTTTACCAGATAATCTGTATTACTCTGTGCTCTGGCGTACTGCTGGATGCCAAATATCTCATTCATGCTATAGCCAAGCGGCTGCATCTTCTTCTTTTTCCTGCTTAATGCGTTGCTCATGCTCCATCCTTTCCCGGTACTTAAGCTGATATGGTTTCTCTTTCAGCCAGTTGTGTTCTGGCTGGTGTGCGATCATATTATCGTACCGCTGTTGTCTTTTTAAATCTTTCTTCGACCTCTTTTTTACCTCCAAGTCATCCACCTCCCGGTTCTGTGTTTAACAACTGTCGTTCCAAGTCGTCATAATCGTACTTGCGTTCTGTGAAGTTACTGAATCCGGTCTTGCGTTCTTTTTGGCTCTTTTCATTCTTCCGGTTCTCCCAGGTGCGGACACAGGCTTTCCAGTCCTTTATTGGCTTTCCTTTCCCCTGTGTCCATCCGTTTGCTGTGTAATAATCAACAAACGACTGTGCATTGATTCCGTTGTGACGTTCAACACAGTAATCAGCAACCTCGATCATGCTTGGAGGGACAAATTTCTTAGTACCTTTAGGTACTTCTTTATTTTGTTTTTGTTTATGTTTATTAATAGGTTCACTTTGTGGTTCAAACTGTGGTGCAATTTGCAGTTCACTTTGTGGTTCAAACTGTGGTGCAATTTTACTGTAATTTTGAACCACAAGACTATTTATTTTATATTGTGCCGCAAGATTCCCACCGCGCGATTTCCATTCGATGAACCCATCTGTAGCAAGCTTGTTTCTCGCTCTCTTTAACGCTGATGCATTTAATCCAGACCGAAGTCCAAGGACTGACGAGGCTACCGTAAACGTATCTGGCCACCCTGCCTTATTCGCTATGGACATTAGCGCATGCCATAAGGCGATTGCAGTGTTGGGCTGCGGGTTTAGTTCGAGCCTGTCGTAAAATGCTTTTATCTCAGCTAAATAGTTCAAGAAATCACCCCGTTTCCAAGTCCTTAAGTAAGTCTCTCAATTTCATTTTCGCCTGTTCCGGCGTAAGTTCTGTGATTGTGACCTCAATTCTCGGATTATCCTTATCTACAGAAACATCATGATAAAAATGAGGGATGCATCTGCGGTTATCTTCTTGCAGCACCTTTGTTTTTGTGAGACTGTCCTGAATGAACTTTGTTGCGCAGGAGAGAATGTTGTCCCCATCTCTCCTGTTGTCTTTTTCAAAACAGTGATAATAGATCAGTACCGGCTTTTCGATATGTACACCATGGAGCTGCTGTCTGATACACCACATGATGTGATTCTCATTATCATTTTTTACCTTTCCGCCCTTATATGGGTTGGTGCGATTGGCTGCGGTGTAATTGTTCAAGCCTTCCAAACGCCCCGGAACTGTAAATTTATACTCCATCGGCACCGTCCTCCATTCTGATCTGCGCATTGCAATCATTAATCTGCTCTGCTAAATATGCCGGAAGAGTGTAACAATCAACAAATTCGTGTGCATCGGCAAGATCCTTGCGTTTCAGTGCCTTGTAGCTTTTCATTTTTCCTTCATCATCGTAGATACCAAACTCACGTTTTAACTGATTATAGATGTCGCTGAACACTTTTTTGTGTACTTTGCTATCCCTGTAAGCTTCTGATTTCTTACCACCAAGCATTTCCACTGCCTTACGTCTGACGTGCGCGGAAAGTTCGTCTGATTCTGCACCGAACAACGGCATATCATTTTCAATATGGTCAATTCTGTGCTCTACCTTGGTCACACGCTTATCCACAATCAGTGCCGCTTTCAGCTCCGGTGACATTCCATCAAGAAGATTGCTGTGATCAAAATAAGAATCAACCAACCGATCATATACTTCCCATGCGGTATCTGTGTTTAAGGATTTTGCATGGAGAAAAGCACCTTTTTTTGTCCAGAGGTATAATTTATTAATTTTTAACGAAAGGTCAATTTGTCCGGTCGTTTTAAAATCTTTTAAATCCTCTCCCTCCAAACAAATAAAATGCTTCCCCTCAACATACCTGTCTTTGTTTCTATTGAAATTTTTTGTGATTGTATCTGTATTTGTTCCATACGCTTCTGCGATCTGCTGTGTTGTCAGTACTCTCACGTCTTTATATTCTGTAACTTTTAATTCTTCCAAGATTTACTCCTTTCTCCCGGCACCATGGAAAGCACCGGGAAACCATGGCTTTCAATAATTCGTGATATATTATGAAATCCTCATGATGTTTTCTTTTAACTGCCAAGCATTTCTCAGCAGTCAGGTGTTTCAACCTATAAATAACTTTGAAAATATCTCTTTCTAAAAAGCTCTCTGGCTTCGTCCTCTGTTTTTCCAGATGCCACACAATGTTTTTCCCATGCAAGCTGTCCTGCTATCTTACTAAGCTTTTCAGCAGTTGTATTATCATGTATACGCTGTGCAACAGGACTTTGCGTATGGCAATATCCGCATATAGGTACTTTTATTCCATCTTCTTCTGCAAGTTCCCTCATTCCCTTGCCAAATAAAAGGTGATGTTCCTCATTGGTCGGTCTTCCACAAATAATGCAGTTATTATTATATTTTGTAACAATTCCTACTGTTTTCTTCATTTAAACCTCTCCTAACAGTTCTGAATAATGAATAGGTTTCTTTAACACCTTTGTGTGCTTACAGTAATCGCACAACTCACACCGTATAGGCTCTACCATTCCAGATTTAAGTGCAAGGATCTTAGGTGTATTCCGTTCTACCTCAATAAGTTTTTCATGAAGATGTTCATCATCAATCCAGATCAGCTCAATATCTGTCTCTTTCTCTTTGGATGCTGCCGCAATAAAGAAAGGCAAACGCTTTCCGGTATTTCTATAAACAACTTCCTGATAAACCGCACCTTGGATGTCATAACCCCAGTACTGGATAAAATCCATGTAACCGAAATCTTTTGTGTATTCAGCCTTGTGAAGTTCTCTCATGACTTTCAAATCAACAATTGCTTTATCAGGAATATAACTATCCATTTTGATTTTCCAATTAGCACCGAACATTTCAGCTGTCATGATGACCTGTTTTTCTCCGGACATAAACTGCATGAATGTTTCATCTCGCTCGATCCGGTTGATGATTTCTTCCGCTTTTCTGTAATCTGCTTTTAACTCACCAGACTTTGTAAAAATAGATGGGTTCTGCGCACGGAACAGGTCAAGGCTGCCTTCAAAATGAGAATCTACATAAGACCCTACCATTAATGCAGTGGTCTTTTCGTGCTCCCACTCTCCGTTTAACAATGCCATGGCTTCTGCTTCACATGCCGGCTTTCCGATAGTTCCCATAAAATTTTTATACTGGCTGACAGATAAATACTCTTCATTTGCTTCACGGCTGTAATAATTCTCACTCGTCAATAACATTATCAAATACCTCCGATGCTTCTTTTGCGATCTGTGCCTGTTTAGAATCTGCGAATGGATCCGGCACATCTTTTTCAACAGGAAAATAATCCTCTGCCTTTGCCTGTCCATTTTTCAACGCTGTGTATACTCCCCATAAGTCTGTGCACTCATCAGCGCCAAAATCTCCCATGTTCCGTCCTGCATATTTTTCGATCTGCTCTTTTGTAACTCCAAAATCTTTTTTAAACAGCTTTTCAATCTTGTTGATCTTCTCCTGACTCGGAAGTTCTCCATAGCTTTTTTTCTGTGTTTCTTTACATTCATTAACAGCCATATCTACAACGTCTCCCGGAATAACTCCAAGGATGCAAGCTCTCATTCTTCTTGCGCCGAAGTTTGCAGTAGCCTCATAAATATCCCTGCTGTCAGTAAGCGCATACGATCCATTTCTTGTATCTCTTTTATGCTCAACACCGAAAATCTTTGTTACACGGGTATTCGTCTCTAAATCCCATGCATATGCCATCATTTCTGATTTTCCGTCTTTCTGCTCTAACTCGATAATTCCATAATCGATGTTTCCCCAGTTCTGAGCTAATGCCTCCGCCAGACGGACCGATGGTCCGCTGACGTTCTGCCCGCCTCTTGGATATGAATAAATTGCCTGTTCTGCTAATGTGGCTCTCTGGCAACTCCTTCTTATCTTTTCTATTGCTTCATATTCATCTCTGGGAAACTTCTTAGCCATAAAGATAGCACCCTGAACTTCCTGTGTCTGTCTGTTTACCATCATCTCTGTCTGTGATGTCTTAGGTGTAACTGCCGTCTGCTGCCCCACTGGTACCATATTATCCATGCCACACCTCCTATAACGTAACCACTGTCATTGCATCATCATCAGTCGTTCTGGTAGCAATGAACTGTAAACCTTTTTCTTTGCATTTCGCATAAAGTTTTTCTCTAAGGTCTGTCGCCAATTTCTCCACTCCATCAATAAGGATGATGTTAAGGCCATTCGGATTCTGCAAAGCAACATCAATGCATAAATCAAGCTTTTCTCCCTCTGACAGATTCGATACCGGAAGTCCGTTAATAAGAGGGATTCCATTTTCAACGGTAAGTCCATCAATCGGGATCGTGCAGTCGGTAAGGATTTCTCCCGGCAGTGTTCTTGCTTTCTCAATCTTATCTGTGAGACTCTGCGACTGTTCTTTCATTTCTGCAATCTCTTCCTGCAAGCCAATCATGCGTTTATATTCATTAATGTGACTCTGCATCTCCTCAATCGTCTTTGCCTTATTCTGCAAATCCGTCACATCATTTGGCTTTTTATCCGCATATTCTGCATACTCAGCAACCTCTGCATCAAAATGTGCTACGTTCGCCTTATAGGTCTGCTCGATCACTTCAAGCTTGTCCTGCTTCTTGGATGCAAGCTGTTCTTTCTCTTTTTCGTATTCCCTGATCTGCTCATTTAATGATGCAACTGATTTATCAATCTGGTTTGCACGGTTGCTGATTTCCCGGTCGAGTGCCGCAATCTCAATCTCTCTGTCAGCATCAAATTTTCTGATTTTATTCTCTCTGCTTTCCATTAACATTTTTGCTTTTTCAATTGTCTGGTTTTCTCTCTGCAACCGCTCAATCTGTCTGTAAATATCTCCGGCACTCATGCTCTCCCATTTCGTAACATCATATCCGACTGGAATGCTGGCAGTGATCTCCTCAACAAATGCTTTCTTATTTCTGATATCACGGTCAATATTGCGGCGGTTCTGGTAATAATCGCCGTTTTCTGCCTGAATATCATTCAGCACAGAGAGGATGTTCTGATCGTAAGACACCCATGCCGGGATTTCTCCAAACCATTCCTTGATTTTGTTCATATCCCACGGATACTCGATCATGTCTAAAATAATGGCGTTCTGCTGTTTTTTATCCATGTTCATGAACTCGATAGGATTGAGCTGCAATGGTGTAAATAATTCTTTCAAAAAAGCTTCTGGACTTCCAACCTCCAAGCCGTCTCTTTTTACTGACTTATAAGGTGATTTTCCTGTTCTGACCTTGCGGTCAATGGAAATCCCTGTGTCTGTCTCGACAATGATCTCCCCCTCTGATTCCCCTTTATGTACGATATACTCACGATCACTTTTATTTGTGAGTGCGTATTTAATGGCATCCAGAACAGAACTCTTTCCAGTTCCGTTTCTTCCAGACAGCTCCACTGATGTTCCGTCTGCTTCATATTCTCTGATTCCAAAAAGATTTTTGATTTTAATTTTTGTGATATTCATCTTATAAATTCCTCCAAATTCATCTGTTTAAATACGGTTGACCTTACCATTCGATCAACTTCCTCTTTGCGCCGCTGCTTCTCTGTCTCACCCGATATGCAGTCATCACATATACCGTTCTGACCTTCTCCGGCATCCATCGAGCAGTGGCATATCCTACATTCTCGTAAAAACATAATTTTCACGCTTTCCAATATTCAGTTTTCGTGTTACAATAAACGCAGAAATACTTTTGTATTTCCACGGTTAAATAGCACCTGTACTCGCCAAAGTTATCAGGGTGCTATTTTTTTGTCCTCAAATTCCCCAAGAAATTCAACATCAGCGTCAAGCTTGTCCTTCCGGCGGATCATGTAAAAGTATGCTTTCCGCTTTTCCTCTCTTTTGCTCTCAACATACATGATTGCCAATCCAGCCAACGCCAACAGAGCACCTATCGCAATCTCAATTGTTAATAAAATGTAATAAACGCCATCCGCATCGAGCATTCCACCAATAAACATGATTCCAAGCCCTACCGCTATAAATACTTTACTGATCTGCTTCATTTTCCACCTCCTCGTTGTCTGCTCTTGGTTCGATACCTAGAAACTTGTCCAGCTTTGCCCGGAAGATAAAATACTGATAATTCTTAACCTTTGAAGTCGGCTTTATCACACTTCCGAGATCCCACCGCCCGGCTTTCATCTGCCGTCTGAGATATTCCACGTTGCATCCAATCTCGGCGGCGGCTTCTTTTACTGTTAAGCGTTGACTCACTCTCCATTACTCCTTTCTAAAAATGGTACAAATCTTTTCGAGTTGCATGTTAATATGTGTATATCAAAAATAGAAAGGAGGAAATACACATGACACATACTGCTGAAAAGTCCTTAAAATTTCTTCAAGCCAAAGCTATAACTGGCATAAAAGACTTTAAAGACTTAGATTTAATGACTGAGCTTGGTCTTTCTTATGAAATTGCCTTTAATGTCATTGCTGAGCTTGAAAAATACGGTTATATAGAAGTTGATCGTCAATACGTCAATTCACATTTCACACTGATTTAACTTCTATAGATAGTCCTGAGTAATTTTACTTGGGGCTATTTTTCTGTCCTGCTTATTGGACTGTTGTTGTTTTTCACAATATATTGATATTTCAATTTTTTTTTCTCTATATGTTGTTTTTTTACATTGACTTACGAACATTTGTTTTCTATAATATAAAAGGAACGTTTGTTCATTCGTTTATATTTATAGAAGGGAGGGCTTTCAATGGATCCAAGAATTAATAAATATCTTATTGAAATGACAAAAGATATCACTATCGCAAAATTATCCAATTCCAACATTTCCATTTCTGCCGAAGGTGGTAAAAATGTTGCTGATTTCATGCAGGAAATCTACAACAAGTTAGTAGAATTAAATGGCGATTTTTAATTCAGACTGGCTCTTGCGGATATCAATTCTGCGAGAGCCTTAGTTTTTTCCGCTACCTCCGAAGGAATTTCACTACCCTGTTCGATCAAATCGGTTATGTTACCTGCAAGTTTCTCAATTAGTGTATCTACTGCTTCCACTCAATCATCTCCTTTCTTAAACAACTCATTCACTGGAACTCCCAGCGCTGATGCAATATCCGGCATGTATTCAGCCATTATTGCCTTTCTTTCAGTCAACATTGCGCTAAATGCATTAGGTGAAAATCCGGCTTTTTCAGCAACAGCACATTGCTTAAGCCCTTTTAAACGAATAAGTCGTCTAATGTTGTTAATAATTATCTGGTTATTACTCACTTGGTGTTTTTCTCTCCTTTCTTCAAGTTTCTTGGTGCTGATGTTATATTACTATTAGTTTCTTGGTTTGTCAATACTTTTTTCACAAGTTTTTTGGTGTTTTGTATTGACCATCCAAGATAAAAATAGTAATATTCAAATATAGAATAAAGGAGGTGCTTTATGGGACTTTCAAATAGATTAAAAGAGCGAAGAGAACAACTAGGATTAACGCAAAGTGAAGTTGCTACCTTATTAGGGATAACCCCTGGGGCGGTTGGAAATTATGAAAATGGTGTCAGCACCCCAAAAGCAGATGTTCTTTTTAAAGTTTTCGATGCATTAAAATGCGATGCTAATTACTTATTTCAAGATGAAATGAGTAAACGTTCACAAGAAGATAATGCTACTCCATTAGAAATGGAGCACCTTGTAAAAAAATACCGTGGTCTCGATACACACGGCAAAGAAATGGTAGACTTCACACTAGAAAAGGAATATGAACGCTCTGTTGCTGAGAAGAAGAAAAGCGACAATGTTGTTTCTATGACAGTCCAGGAATCTTCTGATTACCAAGTTAATGCTGCACATGCTATTGAAGATGCATCTGACGAAGATAAGGCATATGACGAAGATATTATGGATGATGAAAACTTCTAGTCCAAAAAATTGGACAGGTCTTATATTATTTTTAAATAGGGGTGATAATTTGACTACATACGATGACCTGCTGATTGAAGCAGATTGCAATAACTTAGTCACAAAAGAGAAACCGCTCCGGGCAAACAAGGGGCGCATAAAGGGCAATCGAATAGCCATAAGAAAAGATTTGACCCAGACGGAAAAGAAATGTGTTCTTGCTGAAGAACTCGGGCATCATTACACCGCATCCGGAGATATCATAGATCAGTCAAACGCAGAGAACAGAAAACAAGAACTTCGTGGAAGAATCTGGGCTTACAACAAGCAGATCGGATTATCCGGATTACTAAATGCCTATAAGCATCATTGCCAAAACGAACACGAAGTTGCTGATTTTCTTGGAGTTACCGATATGTTTTTAAAAGATGCTCTAGTATACTACAAAAATAAGTATGGTCAATATGCTCAGCTCGATAATTATATTATATTTTTCGAACCGGCAGTTGCTGTTATGGAATTGATCTAAACATTCATATATCCAGCAAATCACTTTATCTTGCTGGATATAGCGAAAAAATTTTGAATTTCAAAAAAATAATATAATAAAGGGAGATCGACATGGGATTATTCGATATTTTCAAAAAAAATTCTTGTTCACACCAGACAAAAAGTAAATATGAAAATCTTCCATTGATAAATCCGGAAGAAGACAAAAAAACTCCTAAAGGTTATGTTGAACGCAAATTTATTACTGAAGAAAAAATATATAATTTATGTCATAATATTTTTTATGATAGTAATATTCCAATTGTCAATCAATGTGAAAATGCGACTAAATATATAGGAACAATGGTATTACAAAATCCAAATGGGAAAAAAGTTCGCAGTGTAACAGAAATCATATATTTTTCAATTTCTCAAACAGAGCAGAGTTTATTTCTGGATCTTATATCGTCTTTAAATGATATAATTTTAAAATTAAATATTAATCGCAAATACTTGTTTCCATTAGAACAAATTGTATTTAGACCATTATCCAATAGCTCATATAATATACCATTATCTTATATTCAATATGATCAAGACAAACATGAATTTTATTATATTTTCAAAAATGAAAATGAGAAAAAAGCTCCTTACAAATATGGTATTCCAATTTATGAAAGCACTAATTTCGGATGCATAACTTATTCTGAAGACGGAGTCTTAAAAAAGGCAGAGTACACCCTAACTATTTCAAATAAGACTGCCACACTTCGCTTTAAAAATTATAAATCTGGATTCGACTTATATGATATAAGATATAATGGAGAAATTATATACAAAAGAAGCTCTAAATAAAATCGCCCCTGGTATTGGAATACCAAAGGCGAAACACATTGCTCCGAAGATGCAATGCCCTACACAAGCATATTGTATCATTCGGAGCAGCCAACTGCAAGCAGAACACCTGTTCTCTGCTGGCTGTTATTTTTATACCCAAAATCAGAAAGGATGGTACATATGGCACGAAGAAAGAAACACCAGAAGCTTCCGAACGGATTCGGATCTATAAAATATCTCGGCAAAGGACGCTATAAGCCGTATGGCGTATACCCACCAGTAACTGAATACACCTCAAAAGGACCTGTCACACCGAAAGCTCTCGCCTACGTTGAGACATGGGATGAAGGTTATGAAATTCTGGCAGCACGAAAGCTGGAGAACGAAGGAAAAATCAAAATACAGAATGGCGTTTATATTGACCGTACTCCAACCTTTAAAGAAGTATATGAGGATTTCTATAAAGAGAAGTACCGGAACGAACTGCGTGAAGGAAAGAAAAAAACCTCCTCCATGTATTCTACCCAGGCAGCTTTTAAAAACTCCTCTGCCATTCATGACATACAATTTGGTCAGATTAAATATAAAGATTTACAAGACATCCTTAATAATTGTGAGTTAAAGCATTCATCACAAGAATTAATAGTGTCTCTAATGCATCAGATGTACGAATATGCGATTAAATATGATATAGTGGATAAAGACTACTCTTCTGCACTTTTTATCCCTGTATTGGACGATGACGAAAGAGGAATGCCATTTACTGATGAAGAATTAAAAATACTTTGGAATAATAAAGATAATCCTACTGTACAAATGCTATTAATTATGTGCTACAGCGGATTCAGGATTGCCGCCTTTAATGATATGGAAGTAAATCTACCAAAGAAATATTTTAAAGGTGGAGTAAAAACACAGGCTGGAAAAGATCGAATTGTACCAATCCATTCAGCAATTTATAACATGGTGAAATCCAGATGCAATGGTAAGGATCTACTTGGCTGCACGACTGCTACTTTCCGTAATAATATGTATAATACTTTAACTGCTCTAAAAATACCAACTGCAGTAACAGGAGAAAAACATACTCCTCATGATTGCAGACATACATTTTCATATCTTTGTGAACGTTATAAAGTAAACGACAATGACAGAAAGCGATTGCTTGGTCATTCATTCGGTAATGATGTAACAAATGGCGTATATGGTCACAGAACGACCGAGGAACTTAGGACAGAAATCGAAAAAATAAAGACACCTTTTTAAAGATAAAGATTGTTGCTAATTTGTTACTAATTAGAACGCTTTTTTATATTTTGCAACAATCTGAAATAGTTTATTACAAGCACTGAAAACCCAGTATTTATAATGGTTACAGACATTTTCTAAGTAAAATTCATACTTTCAAAGACTTGATGTTTTTTAAACTATTCTTAAGAAAAAATCAATATTTTAGCGCAAAAAAATAATGCCAGACCAGTTATTTCCTGATTTGGCATTATTTTCCATTCTTCTCTACTTACTTCTTTCTGTTTCCTCGATATACTCTTCAATCAGCTGATCGAGTTTTGTACTTTTTTGATAGTAATTATCAAACTTATCCTGTCGTAAAAGTGCCTGATCCAGTTCAAATCGAACGGATTCGATTTCCTGCTGTAACTCACTCAACTTTCTCAT